GTTTAAGATTCGCAATCCATTCGGAAATATTAATTCATCCGGCCAAACATACATTTATATGGCTTTTGCTGAGAACCCTTTTAAATACGCTAACGCAAGATAGGAAATACAATGTCACACTACGCAAAAATTGAAAACGGTACAGTAACTCAGGTTATTGTTGCAGAAGAAGACTTCATTGCCACAGGCGCATTGGGTGACCCTGCTTCTTGGTTACAGACTTCTTATAACACTCGTATGGGTATGCACTTTGACGCTAACGGCAATGCAGACTCTGAAGGCTTGCGTGGTAACTATGCAGGTATTGGTTATATCTACGATGCAGAAAACGATGTATTCTATGCTCCACAACCTTCCGAAGAGTTTGTACTAGATACAGATACATGGACATGGTGGAATCCTACTGACCCTGAATCCGTAAAACCAGTTAAACCTGAGATTTATGTATACCCAGTAGTTGAGGCTCCAGCAGTTGAAATTCCATCACAAATTCCTGCTGATGTTATTGATGTAGTTGCTGAGACTGTAGAAGAACCTGTAGCCCCTGTAGCAGAAGAGCCAATTGCAGTACCTCCAGAACCAGTAATAGAAGAACCAAAGGCTTAATATGTTATTAATTTCTTGGTTGTTTGATAAGTTGGGTTATATGCCAAAGATTAGTATTGATACTAACTGGCCTTTTCCTGCCACTCAACAGGACTATGTAGCTCCTGAGTTTGAGAAACCTGTTGTCAAAAAGGCTACAAAAGTAGCTAAAAAACCAACAGCCAAGAAGCCAACTAAACGCAAAGCGAAATAATATGATTGAGCAATTAGTCGAAAAAGTATTTGCTGCTCGTAATGAAGCTCATATAGCTCATTGGGCTACTAAATCTTATGCTGAACATAAAGCATTGCAAAAATTTTACGACAGTATTATTGATTCAGTTGATAAATTAGTTGAGGCATATCAAGGTCAATTTGGTCTTATTGAAGTTAAAAAACTTGATACTGATTTAAAAAAAGGTATTTTGTATTGGCTCAATGAAGATGTAAAATGGATTCAAGAAAATTGCGATGAAATTACTGGGGAAGTTCAAGCCTTAGAAAACATCCTACAAGAAATTGAAGCTATATATTTAAGTACCATTTACAAGCTAGAGAACCTTTCGTAAGGAATATAAATGTCAGCAGTCTACACAGTTAACCGAGATGGCATCATTAGTGCCGCATTACGTACATTAGGCGTAATTGGTGCAGGTGATTTACCAACTCCAGTTGATTATCAGAACTGTGCTGAGGCTCTTAACATTTATATTAAGCAATTACAGACTAAGGGTTTACCCTTATGGAAATTAGATACTGTATTAGTGCCTATGGTAGTAGGTCAAAAGATTTACACTATCGGCCCATCAGTAGGTTCAGATGTAGTTACAGATAAACCATTGCGTGTTGTAATGGCATTTATTCGTAGCCCACAAGGTAATGACACTGTATTACAGGTTATTTCACGTCAACAATATATGCAGTTAGGCGTTAAGACATCACAAGGTGTCCCTAACCAATGCTACTATGACCCTAAGATTACAGACGGAGAGCTATATGTTTACAACGTCCCTAATGCAACCGGTTACACAATTCACCTTCAAGTGCAAATGCCTCTTGCAGATGTGTCAAACCCATCTTCTACACCTCAGTTTCCTAGCGAATGGTTTAACTGTTTAAAGTTTGGATTAGCTGATAACGTTGCTATGGAGTACGGAGCTTCTGCTCAGATGCGTGCAGAACTAGCGGGGCGTGCAGCCAAGTTAGAAGAAGAGATGACTGATTGGAGCCAAGAAGAGGCTTCTACATCATTTATGCCTGAGTTTAGATTCCGAGCAGGCTACTAATGGCATTAACTCGTGTTCCTCTAGGTCATAACATTGGCTCCCGTAATGGGACTTTAGATAAAGATTCTAAGCTCGGTAACGCGATTATTGAGATTGAAAAGAGTGAATCTATCTCTATTGTTAAACGCCCAGGTATGGTGGAATACCAATCAGTAGGTGCAGGTGAAGGTCTTGGCATTTTTGCCGTAGGAAGTCACTTCTTCTCTATTGTTGGCGATACATTCTATGACAATGGAGTAGCTAAAGGTACTGTAGACGATACCGATGAATATGACTTTATTGCTTCAATTGACCAAACCGTTGTCTTCTTTAAGAACGAAGTTAAAGGTTATGTATATACAATCGCTACAGGAGTCATTCTAGACCTTCAGGGAACGATTACTACTCAAAGTGGTACTACGGTATCAGGTAGCCCTACAGTAACCCTATCAGCCTCTAATCCAGCCATTCAAATTGGTCAAACAATTACTGGAACTGGTATAGTGTCAGGTACATATGTACTAAACATTTTTGGTACAACCCTAACATTAAGTCAAAATGCCTCTGCAAGCGGTACTGTTACTCTTACCTTTACTACCTCTTATCCTGCTGCTACTGTATCAGGGGCTGTCTTCGTAGATGGTTATTATGTCGTTGGTACTCCAGATGGACTGTTGTTTAATAGCAACGTTCAAGACCCAACCACTTGGCAAGCAATTAATTACATTGGTGTAGTATCTGACGCGGATAAGCTAGTAGCTATTGGTCGTACTATTAACTACATCGTAGCTATGGGTACAGAGACTACTGAATTCTTCTATGACGCAGGTACATCTCCAGGTAGCCCATTCCTGCCGTATCAAAACTCTGTATTACAGTTTGGTGCAGCAGGTGAGGATACCCTAGTTCAGATGGATAACACGCTTGTATGGGTGTCTACAAACCGTCAAAAAGGTTATCAAGTAATGGCTTTAGCAGGACAAACTCCTCAAGTCATCTCTAACCAATATATTGAACGAATCATTAATAATGCAGACCCTGACTTAATGTATGGATTTAGCATTAAGACTTCAGGACACTCTTTATACATATTAACCCTTAGAGACATAGGGTATACCCTAGTATATGACATGGCTCAAAAAGGATGGACATATTGGACTTCTACTGAAGATAACGTAGAAGGTTACTTTAAATGTATCCATTACACTAAGTTTGATGGCTACAATATGCTTCAACATGAGGATAATGGTAAGTCTTATATTCTTGACCAAAATACCTACAATGACTATGGCAATCCTATTCAAGTATTATGCCGTACTCCATTAGTAGACTTTGGTAATAATGACCGTAAGTTCTTTGCTGGTGCTCAGGTAGTAGGAGATAAGATTGATTCATATGCCCTATTACGCTATACAAACGATGATTATCAGAACTATTCTAGCTGGGTTAATATCAACCTAAACTCATCTAAATCACAAGCTAACAGGCTAGGTCAGGGGCGTAGACGCTCATTTGACTTATTACACGCAGATAATGTACCCTTGAGACTTCAATATTTAGAGATTGATTTTGAACAAGGGGAGTCCTAAATGGCTATTTTTGAAGTAAAATCGGGGGAGTTATATAGTGAATCTAGTAAAGTTAGAAGAAGACAGATTTGATGAATTTTTTAATCTTGTCATTAGCATGGTTGAAGAAGCAGAGTTTAAAACTGCTACTCCTAATAAAGACAAAATTAAAAAGTTATTCAACGCCCCAACAGTAATTACTTTTGGTGCAATAAAGGATAACAAACTGATTGGTTTTATAGCTGGAATGAAACATGAACACTTTTTCAGCACAAACCAAAAAGTAAGTGATTTAGGGTTTTATGTATTGCCTGAGTATCGTGGATGCTCTGCAGCCATAAAGCTCATTAGGAAGCTAGAAGGTTGGACTAAAGATAATGGCATAAATGATTTGTGCATAGGTCAGACAACCTCAATTGAAATTGATAAAACCAAAAACTTCTATGAGCGATTAGGCTATCAGGTTGTTGGTTTTAATACAGTAAAACATTTAAAGGAATAATTATGTGCGGTGGCGTGATTGAAAGCGTTGGTAATGCAATAAGTGACGTTGGCTCAGGAATTGTTGATGTCGTTGATGATGCCTTAGTTGGTCTTGATAAAACCGTTGGTGAAGCTATCCCAGGCGGTTGGACTACTGTAGGAGCCGCAGCATTAGCCGCAGCCACTATGGGTGGTTCGTTAGGAGCAACAGGAGCATTAGAAGCAGGAGCCGTTGCTAGTGCCGATGCCACTGCCGCAGGATTAGGATTCTCTTCTGCAGCAGAAGCAATTAGTGCAGGTGCTATTAGTGCCGAAGCATTAGGATTGCCTGCAGCAGTTACTGCCGCTGACTTAGCAGCCGTATCAGGAAGTGCCTCTGCAGGATGGTTAGGTCTTGGTGTTGAAGCAGGTGTAGCAGGTGGAGTTCCTTTCTTAGAGTCTGTTCCTTGGGAATTGGCTGATGGAACTATGGGTTCTATTCAAGGTGGAAACATTCTTGATGCCGCTGGTAATGTTGTTGCAAAAGGTGGTACATCAACAACACTAGGCAATATTCTTGGCTACGCTAAAACTGCAGCCCCTATTGTTGGTGGTATTAGCAAGTTAATGGGTGGTTATCAAGCAGCCCAAGCTGGTCGTCAAGTACAACCAGGACAAGCTGACCCATTTAGCCCATATCGCTCACAGTACGCAGCTCAACTATCTTCTTTGATGAATGACCCTAATACGGTTACTCAAACTCCAGGTTATCAATTTAACTTAGCTCAAGGTCTACAAGGATTACAAGCTCAACAAGCAGCACAAGGTCGTTTAGTATCAGGTGGTGCATTGATTCAAGGTCAACAGTTTGGTCAGCAATTAGCATCACAATCATACAATGACCAACTTAAAACATTGATGGCTCTATCAGGTGCCAATCAATCTCCTGCTACTGGGGCAGCAGCAATGCAAAGCGTTGGAGCATCTAACCTAGGTTCTACATACGGTGGCTGGCAATCAATTGCAGGTGGCTTAGGACAAATTGCTAACCCATTAGCTACACTGTATTCAAACTATAATAATCCATCACCTAATCCATCAGCTTAAGGACATATCATGGCTGGACAAGCAACCGAACTATTTAATTTAGCATCTTCATTTGACCCATATGGTTCATTCCGTCAAGGGATGATGGAGCCACAAAAGTATGACATTCAACAATCAGTATTGGATGAGCAGACTAAAGAGATTGAAGCGGAGAAAGCAGCAGGACTAGCTCAACAAGCAGGTCAGCCTGGACAACCTGCTCAATTAGCTAAGATGTCTAATCAGATGATTCCTGATGCTAAGTTATATAACGATGATGGTACATTGACTACTGCAGGTCAAATGAACGATATGATGGTTAACTCTGCCAAACTTGCTAAACAAAGTAAGATGATGGCAAGAGAGGCCTCTTTAATTCAAGACCCATATCAGCGCGTTCAGGCAATGTCTGAAGCTCGTAGATTAGGACAGACTGCACAAGCAGACGCAATTAAAGTTCGTGAAATGAATGACAAGGTTAAGGGTGATTCTATCTATGCAGCAGCGACTGCAACGAATCAAACTCAATGGGATGCCGCATTACAAGCATATCAAGATTCAGGATTACCATTACCAAAAGGTATCCCTACAGATTATTCTTTTCAACCTGTTGAGCAACAATAGCTTTAGTTTGTTCAGCCTTTTTACGAGCCTCAATACCACCTTGTAATGCTTCTCCCAATACTTTAGATGCGTCAGGAGATGAACCTGAAAGTAAATCATTCTTAGCTTTATCTATTGCTTCTTCACGAAGTTTATTTGCAGTAGATTTAGCTTGGTCATCAACATTAATACCAAAAGAACTAATTAGTTTAGGTACTGCACCACGAATACCAA